AGGAGAAGAAAGAAACTTCATTTAATTTATTGTTTTTATTTATAAAATTAATCATTATCCTACTATTATATTACAAGATATCCTTTGCCAATTATATGTTTCTGACGCAGGTGATTCTCCTTTATGGTATTCATTCGAATCAAATATTACAGCACTTCCCGGTTTATAATTAAATTCTTCTCCATCAACATAAAAAGAACCTTTCCAATCCGGTTGCCAAATAGGCGTCATAAATAATACTATTGATTTTAATTTTAAGTTTTGTTCATCGTCTCGGTGTAGCCAATGTTGAGTTTTTTTACCGTTATAAGTAATATTAAACCACATTCTTTCTATTGTAGTTGGTATCCCTATATTTTTATCATCTAATAATTTTGCTATTCTATAAACTAAAGTTTGTCCCCAAAGACAAAAGGGGTAATGTGTAATAGAACCTTTGTATTCTTGAGCCATTAAAAGAGGAGACATCATGAATCCTTTATCTTTACTTGATTCACCAGTCATACTCCATGACTGACTGTTTATAACTTGATTATACATATAAAATAATTCTTTTTCAGAAAGAACATTATTCAATACTACTGTTTTCATATATATTTTCTATCTTTCATTCTCTATAAAACTAATATATAATGTAAATCAATTATTTCAAGGGTTTTTTATGTTACAAAAATTAGGATTTTTACCAGGGTTCAACAAACAAGTTACATCTACCGGAGCTGAATCACAATGGACAGGTGGAGAAAATGTACGTTTTAGATATGGTACACCTGAAAAAATAGGCGGCTGGAATCAATTAGGAACTGATAAATTAACTGGAGCAACTAGACAATTGCATCACATGGTTAACAAAGCTGGAATTAAGTTTGCTGCTATTGGTACAAACAGAATTTTATATGTGTATTCTGGAGATGTGTATTACGATATACATCCTTTAGTTAATCCATCAGGCACAGCAATTACAAGTGCATTTAGCACAACTAACGGATCTCCTATCGTAACTCTTACATTTGGTAGTGCACATAATTTTGAAGAAGGTGACATTATATTATTTGGTAGTGCCGCTACCTTTAGTGCTATTACTAATTCTAATTTTGGTGCAACAGATTTTGCTGATAAAAAATTTATGGTAACAAGCGTGCCATCATCAACCACACTTACAATTACGATGCCATCAAATGAAACGGGATCCGGTGCAAGTACATCAGGTGGTATAACTTATTTTCAATATTATCACGTAGGGTCTTCTAACCAAAAACTAGTCTTTGGTTATGGTATACCTCTATGGGGTGGAACTGTTTCAACTCCACAAACTACAACATTAAATGGATCATTAAGTGCTAATGCATTTGGTACGGGTGGATCTGGAACAAGTATTACACTAACAAGCACAACAGGTTTTCCAACTACAGGTACAAATTTTATTCAAGTTGGAACAGAGGAAATTTCTTACACAGGTGTAGCAGGAAATAATTTAACCGGTATTACTAGAAATGTTAGAGGAACTACAAATACTTCTCACTCTAGTGGGGCAACAGTTACAAACACAAGTAGTTTTTCTGGATGGGGTCAATCTTCTACTGTTACAAATACTGTTACAGAACCAGGACTATGGTCTTTGGATAATTTAGGAAGCACTCTTATTGCTTTAATTTTTAATGGAGCTTGTTTTGAGTGGAATGCAGATGCAACTAATGCTGTTTTCAATAGAGCAACAATTATATCAGGTGCACCAACAGCGTCACGTGATATGGTAGTGTCTACACCTGACCGTCACTTAGTATTTTTTGGAACTGAAACAACTATTGGTGATCCAACAACCCAAGATGATATGTTTATAAGATTTTCATCTCAAGAAAATATTAATGACTACACACCTACAGCTGAGAATAGTGCTGGTACACAAAGACTGGCCGATGGATCACGGATTATTGGAGCTAAACTTGGTAGAAATGCAATTTATGTTTGGTCTGATACATCTTTATTTACAATGAGATTTGTAGGAACTCCATTTACATTTGCTTACGAGCAAGTTGGAAATAACTGTGGATTAATTGGTAAGAATGCAGCAGTGGAAGTAGATGGCGCTGCTTACTGGATGTCTGATAATGGTTTTTTTAGATACACAGGTAAACTAGAATCTATGGATTGTTTGGTTGAAGATTATGTTTACGACAGTCTTAATACAACATCTAATCAAATGGTTTATGCAGGGATTAATAATTTGTTTGGAGAGGTCACATGGTTTTATCCAGAAGCTGGCTCTACCGTAAATACACAATCTGTTACATACAGTTATTTAGATTCAACTGCTAAAAGACCTATATGGTTTGTAAACGCAAGTCCTTTATTTATTAGAACAACATGGCAAGATTCTGCAGTATATGGTTTGCCTCATGCAACTCAATACGATGCAGGGGATGACGCATCGTTTGATGTAGTAGGTAACACTGAAGGAGTTTCATATTATTATGAACATGAAACAGGTGTTAACCAAATAAGAGCAGGGCAAACTACAGCTATTCCAGCGAGTATAACGTCTGGTGATTATGATATTACACAAAAGGTTGTAAGAGGGGCCGCTACAAACATGGCTGACCTTAGAGGTGACGGTGAAAACATTATGAGAGTTAGTAGAATTATACCTGACTTTATATCTCAATCAGGAAATGCTATTATACAATTAGATTTAAGAGATTATCCTAGTGACACAGCAGTTAGCTCATCATTAGGTCCGTTTACAGTATCATCTACAACAACAAAAGTAGATACACGTGCAAGAGCAAGAGCTATAGCTCTTACAATATCTAACACAGCAGTGGATACTAGTTGGAAACTAGGAACTTTTAGATTAGATATACATGCTGGAGGAAGACGATAATGTCAATTACAAGATTACAACAAGCTAGACAGATGTATGCGATGGGCCAAAGAGTTGGAAGAATTGCATTTGGTGGTGGTGGTACTTATGGAGAAGTAGATAGAGGTTATCAAGGTGGTGGTAAGGGTGGATATGGAGATGCTGGTAAAGGTAGTGCAACAGGTGGAACTGGGGAAGGAAATGGGGAAGGACAGATCGTAACACAAAATCCTGTTTATGGAGATCCTGATCCTTACACAGATAATCCTTTAAACAAAAGAGATACTATTACAAGTTTTATGGATAACTATAACACTCAAAAAAAAACTATGGGTTTTAAAAATTATATTCCAGGTATGCAATTTTATAATATAGCTAAGACAGCATTGCAAACTGCAAAAGCTAGAGAGATGTTGGGTTTAGCACCTACGACGGTAGGACCAGATATTATTGATAGTGATGGTGGTGAAGGTATTATGGAAGTATATACACCAGAAATGTTAGATGTTACAGATTCAGTTGTTGAGGAAGAAGAAATAACACCTTTTGAAAATAGATTTGAATTATCTCCTGATGTTACACAGGCAAAAGGAATTGAACGTTTAATTCAAGATAAAGCAATAGCTGAAATGATAGGTAAGTTATATACATAATGGCAAAAATAGTACAATCATTAACTAGAGCAAGCTCGGAGTATGAAGAAGACGTAGCACAGTCTTTGGTTAGGGATTTAGATGCCGTGTTAGAAAAATTAAATAGTACGTTTCAAGAAGAATTAAAACAGGAGATAGAAGCTAGAAGTTTCTTTTTAGATTAATGGCAGTAGTAAACCAATATAAATTTGTAGGTATAGATAACAATACAACAGGAAGTGCTTTAGTTCCATTAGGGGCAGGTAATCCTTTGGTTAGTGAAACATATGTTATAAAATCTATACTTGTTACATCAGCTGGTACACCAAGTGTGACTGTTACAAACAACAGCATTACAGCTATTAAATCAGCAGCATTAACAGCAAATGTTACAACAGAATTATTAACACAACCGCTAATAGTTGAAGGTGGAAAAGCCTTTACAGTACAATCAAGCACATCAGATTCGTTTGATATAGCTATTAGCTATCTAAACATTAAGAAAGAGGTAACAACATAATGAAGGTATATAACGCTAAAGTAGAAGAAACGTATAGACACGTAAAAACAGGTGAAATTTTTAAAGAAAAAAAAGACTGGGAAGTCAAAGGTTATAAACCAGAAGAGATGGCACAGGATGTAAAAGTTATCATGCCTCCTCTTGATTTGTTCAGTAAAACAAAGTAAACTAGTAAAACCATGGGAATAGAAGATATACAAATTTCA